CCCGACTCCCCACGCTACAAGGCTCTAGGCAACAGTATGGCTGTGCCTGTCATGCGTTGGATCGGCCAGAGGATAGCACGGCTGGTATAATTGATCGACCCTGGAATAGCGCCAATGGCGCGGCCGCCGGCTGATCCCCGGCGGTTTTCCCAGCGGTCAATCGGAGGGTCAAATTGTCTATCGTCGCACTCAATTGGGCGCGATCCGTAATTACCGGATCATCCGCCAAAAAGGCCGTTTTGTATTGCCTTGCGAATTACGCAAACGAGCAATCAATGGCATATCCATCGGTCGATCGCATCGTCGCCGAGACCGAGCTCAACCGCAAGACAGTCCTGGCATGCTTGCAGGATCTGGCCGACCAAGGCGTCATCGAGGACACCGGCCGGCGCGTCGGACAGACCAACGGCATCCGCATCTGGCGACTTTGCACTGCCACGGAAGCGGTCCCAAAAACGGAACAGTACCAAAAACGGAACGGTACCGAAAACGGACTGGAAGAGGTACCGTTTTTGGATCGGAAGCGGTCCCAAAAACGGGACACAGAACCTAAAGGAACCGTTATGGAACCCAAGGTAATAGATAACCTAGGTAGTAGATATAGACAGCAGCCACTGATTGAGCGCAGGGGACTCAAGTCGATGGACTCGGAGATCGACCGTCCGTTGTCGGCAACCGAGCAGCGCATGCTTCGTGCCAGGAAGCTGACAGAAGAGATCATGGGGCCGGAATGGGAGCGCGAGCGACAGGCCATCGAGGACGCATTCGGACCCGACGATACAATCAAGCCCAGAGGAGAAATCAAATGACGAAAGAGCACGCCAATTACATCCGCGATTCGTTCGCCGGCTTCAACAATCAATTGATGTCCGAGTTGGGACGGCACCCCGGCGCGGAAATTGACGACGTCGATATTGAATTGATCCGGCAATTGATGAACAAGCTCAAGCGGCGCAAATTGGAATTGGCCCACTACGAGTCCGGCATGGTCTGGGGCAAGGGCCGGCCAATCTGGATCAACGGTGCCGGCAATATCATCGCTTGGATTCGCAACCAGCAGTTCCGCCCTAAGGTCTCCCAGATCGAGGCCGAAATGGCGCGACTCGACATGATCGCCGAATCCGTCATTGTCGAGGGATCTGTCGCCGAGACTCGCCGGCAGATCAGTGCACCGGCGGAGTACTCCGTTCGCGCGCTTGCCGCCAGCTCCGCCAATGATCTGCTCGGCATGCCGGTCGCACCAACGCCGGCCAAAATGCCGGAATGGATCGACGACTTCCCGAGCCGTGGCAATCCCGACGAGGATCGAATCATCGTCAACTGCCTTCTGCATATGTCGGAAGCCAAGGCGCGCGAAACCATTGATCGCATTGTCGCCGATCGTTTCGCGGAAACTCGCCGGCGCACCGAGGCCGACCAGCAACGCGAGACCGCGCAACGAGCGCGCCAGGTACGACTTGACGGTGCAGACGGTGCCAGCGCCGTGATAGCGGAGATTAATCGACGACGGCACAATGCCATGCAGGAGGCGTGAGATGGACGACTGGCAAATGGTCGCCGCCGGCTTGGCCGGAGCGGTAATCGGCAACATCAACGGATGGCTCAACGGTCGCGGCGTCGCCGACGCGGAGCTGGAGCAGCTCAAGCGCACAACCGGCGAAAAGCAGACGCAATACGACCAGATGCGCGACAACGTTGACGGCATGGCCCATGCGCTCCAGCAAACCCAGTTTCAACTTGAGTTGTCTTTCGAGCGCGCAAGACATGCCCAGCGCTTTGTTGGCCGGCGAGGTCGATACGTCAACCGCAAGGGCTCGGCGATGGACGTGTTGTGCGTGGCCCAATATGCTATCGGGTATGCTCTGGCCGGTCACGAGTCGACAGAGTACGTTGTCGTCAAGCCGATCGACATGCCGACCAATCCGTACCCTGTCGAGCTGTCGGCCGTCGAATGGATCGAGGAGACGCAATGACCGGATCGGAAGCATTGCATGCCATGCGCGAGGGAAGAAAAGTAGCACGATCGGTATGGCCGAACGGAGTCAAGATATGGGCTGAATGGGATGAAAAGTATCAGCACTTTGAGTTCTACGAGCAAGTTTTGGATTATTTTCGCGTCTTGAAGATATATCGAATCAATGCGCAGACGCAGTTATTGAATGATTTGACAAAAGACGATTGGAAAGTAGTGGAGTGACCGACGAGGCGACCGCCGGCGACATCGACGACTACGCCGACCAGCTGCTCGAAACTCTCAAGGCCGCTAGGTCGCACGGCATTTCAGCATACTGCATACTGCACACCATCGACCCAATCGCCATGACATCGAGCGTGAGATACGTCCAGACAGCCGACCATATCCTGGCGATGGGGATGATTCAAGCTGCTGCCGGCTACGTCCAAGATGAGTACTTCGGAGCCGAGGAGGTCGACGACTGATGTTTTTTCGCTGCCCTAAATGCGAGCGCATCCACGGCGAGCATGCTAGCGAGGCGCTCGGCATCATGACTATCAAGCGGTCCGGCGACATTGCCGTGGTCGAGCCCAGAGCGATACTCTGCAGATGCGGCGCCGCCTGGCGCGCCGGCGAAGGCTGGGACCTCGATCCGCAGACAGTCCGACAAAACGATACCAACGAACCTGCGTTTAACAACGCAAGGCAGATCAAGGAGATCGACGCATGCCAAAAACAATCAACACAGCCATCGAAGACGTACCGCTCTCGAAGCTGAAGTTTCATCCGCGCAATGCCAACCAAGGCGACTTCGGCGCGATACAGCAATCAGTAGAGGCCAATGGCTTTTACGGCACAATCGTTGCCAACAAGCGCACCGGTCATATCCTTGCCGGAAACCATCGATACGCTGTCGCACAGCAGATGGGATTCGAAAAGGTGCCGGTCTCGTGGGTCGATGTCGACGACGAGCAGGAGCTTCGCATCCTCATCGCCGACAACCGCACGACCCGTCTTGGCATTGACAACGAGACGCAGCTCGCAGAGCTTCTGTCGGAGCTGGCGGCAACGCCGGCGGGATTGCTCGGCACCGGGTTCGACGGCGACGACCTCGACGATCTGATAGGCAAGCTGGCTGGTGAAACAGAGGAATTGCTCGGCGATCCAGACGAGGTGCCGGAGCCGCCGGACGATCCGATCACGAAGCCGGGCGACCTGTGGATTCTCGGAGAGCATCGCCTACTTTGCGGCGACTCGACGAAAAGCGAAGATGTAGAGCGGCTGATGGCAGGGGCAAAGGCTGATCTGTGTCTGACAGACCCGCCGTACGGACTTGGAGATACTACCAGCGACAAAAATAACTACAACGAATACGACGACACCAGGGCTAATCTTATAAAGACAATCAGCGGTTTTTTCCCGCTTGCAAAGAGTGTCGCAAAGTGCGTCGTATTCACGCCAGGAAACGGCAACACATCGCTCTACGAATCGCCAACTTGGACAATGGCATGGTTCACGCCTGCTGGTGTTGGGAGAGGGCCGTGGGGCTTCTGTTGCTGGCAGCCGATTCTTTGCTATGGCAAGGACCCAAAGCTGGCAAAAGGCAAAGGATGCCACCCGGACGCTCTGACTCATACGGAAACGTCGGAAAAACTTGGACACCCATGTACGAAACCAATCAAGTTGTGGTGCTGGCTAATGGAAAGAACTAGCGAAAAAGGCGAGAAAATCTATGAGCCATTTGGCGGCTCCGGAACGACGCTGATCGCCGCTGAGCAACTGGGCCGCAAATGCTACAACATGGAGATAAGCCCGCAATATTGCGACGTGATCGTCAAGCGGTGGGAGACATTGACCGGCCAGAAGGCCGTCCTGGAGGCCGACAATGCCGAGGCCGAGTAAACGCACACCAGAGCGCGAAGCACGTCTTTTCGAGGCATTGCGCGCCGGCAACACACGCAGGGCATCATGCTCTTATGCTGGTATCGATCAAGATACGCTGATCCGTTGGATCAATCGATTTCCAGATTTTGCGGAGGCCGTAGAAAAAGCAGAGTCGGATGCGGAGATCCGCAACGTGGCCATCATCCAGAAGGCCGCGTCCGATACTTGGCAAGCCGCCGCCTGGTGGCTCGAGCGCCGGCGATCGGCCGATTACCGACAACGGCACGAAGTAGCCGGGGCTGACGGTGGGCCGCTTCGTGTTGTCGTTGAGTACGCCGAAGACCCATGCCAGACATCAAGCTAGTCCTACCCCGGCCGCACCAGCGCGTGAATCGAATTGCGATTCAACCGTATTTATCGGATCTGGAATCGCTCGAATCTGATCGCGTTTCCGAAGACTGGTATAGGTTTTCAAGTGCCAGTCACGATGCATTCGCGATGGCAAGACGGCATTATTCAGTCAAGCATAGACATCCCAAATGCACGGCGTTGGCCGGACCGGGAGAGAAGATGGTTTTGATGACATCCGACAGAAAAGCCCTTTTCATTTGGCTCTATTCAAAGTACAGAGCTGATGGACAGGATGGAATAAACTGCACTATTTTTCGGAATGAATCGAATGTTCTCTCTTCGGTGTTGATACAGCAAGCTATGAAATTAGCATGGGACAAGTGGCCCGAGCGCCGGCTGTTCACGTTCGTCAATCCAACGAAAGTATTGAGTCACAATCCAGGGTATTGCTTCAAACGCGCCGGATGGAAGACCTGCGGTATGTCCAATAAGGGGTTGATCATTCTGGAATCATGGCCGACATAAAACTGATCCTTCCGCGACCGCACCAGGCGCAGGTCACGATCCTGCGGGAGGCTCGGCGTTACAACGTGCTTGCTTGTGGTCGGCGTTTCGGCAAGACCACGCTTGGCGGCAACCTCTTGGCCGATCCAGTCCTTAAAGCAGCTCGATCGGTCGCATGGTTTGCTCCGACCTACCGGCTTCTTGAAGAGGCGTACAACGACCACAAGCGGATCTACCAGCCGGTGATCCGTCGCGCGGTCCAGACGCCAACTCCTCGCATCGAGCTTATGACCGGCGCTGCAATCGACTACTGGACGCTCGACGATCCGAGCACGGTCGCCAGAGGACGCAAATACCAGCGCGTGGTGATCGACGAGGCCGCGATGGCACGGCACCTTGAAGAGGCCTGGACGGAGGCGATACGGCCGACTCTGACCGACTGGCGCGGAGATGCTTTCTTCTTGTCGACGCCGAAAGGGCGCAACTTCTTTTCGGTCTTGTACGAGCTGGCCGGCACCGATCCCGATTGGGCACGTTGGCAAATGCCGACCACCAGCAATCCTTACATTGATCCTGACGAAGTTGAAGAAGCAGCATTGAGCCTTCCCAGTATTGCCTATCGCCAGGAGTACCTTGCCGAGTTCGTGGATGCCGCCGGCGCTCGCATCAAGCGCGAGTGGCTCCGCACCGGCACCGCGCCTGATGGCCTGTCATGCGTCATGGGAGTCGACCTTGCGATTTCCACTAAGGCCGAAGCCGACTACACAGCCGCCGTGGTGCTATCGCGCGGGGACGACGGCATGGTCTACATCCGCGACGCGGCACGGATTCGCGCACCATTCGACGGCGTTTTGCGTTTTGTCGAACAGATGGCCGCGAAGTGGTCGCCGGTATCGATCGGCATTGAGCAGGTCCAATACCAGGCGGCGGTGGTGCAGGAGCTTCTGCGGCGCACCAAGCTCCCCGTACGGGGCCTCCGACCGGACAAGGACAAGGTAACCCGCTTCGGACCGCTCGAGGCGCGGTACGAGCAAGGGCTCGTCATGCACGCTCCAGACCTGCCGGCATGGTTTGCGGACGAGATCCTATCCTTCCCGGTCGGCCGGCATGACGACGCCGTCGATGCCACCGCCTACGCATGGTCGATGCTGGATCGCAAGCGTAGCTTTGCCGCGGTATAGAAAGAGCAAATGCAGACAATGGCAAAGCCAGGTTTTACCAAGGGCAACGCATACCTTTTCGATCCCAATATCTGGTGTTGGAACCTTCCAAGCGGGTTTACATGCCCTGGAGCAAAAGCTTGTCTGGCATATGCCAACAAAGATACCGGCAAGATCACACTGGGAAAGCACAACGAGTTCAAGTGCTATTCCGCAGTGACGGAACGATTCCCAGCGGTAAGAGCAAAGTCATGGGCAAACCGTGATCTGGTATTCGGGCTTGATCCTATCTCGGTCGCTAACGCGATCACGGCGCTGATGCCGGCCAACGCCAAGCTTATACGAATCCATGCGGCCGGTGACTTCTTTTCGCAAGAGTACTTTGATGGATGGCTCGAAGCTTGTCGACGCAAGCCACATGTAAAGTTTTGGGCGTTTACAAAGAGTCTGCCATTCTGGATTGCCAGAATCGACCAGATCCCGCCGAACCTGAACCTTACCGCATCAATCGGCGGCAAGCACGATGGTCTGGTGGCAGAACATAGGCTGCGGTATGCAAGGGTTGTCTACTCACCAGCCGAAGCGGAGGCTTTGGCGCTCGAGATTGATTCCGGCGACAGGTTGGCTGCGTTTGGATTGATGCCGTTTGCGCTATTGGAAAACTTTGGGTCCAAGCGCAAAGCCAGCCTGCCGATGGCAGTCTGATCGTTTTGTTGGCACTAACAAGACGATCCGCTTCCCCCGATCGAGCCGGCGCTCCCCCCAATCGAGCCGGCGCTCACCCCGATCCGATTTGAGAATAAATAGGCACTATTTTCGCCGAACCATTGCACTCCTATAAACAGTGCCGTAATATGTCGGTGTGGGAAGCACCCACGAGGAGAACTGCGATGAATATGACCACCACGACCACCACCGCGACTATTCAGCAAAACCCGCGGGTTCTGTGCAAAGAGTATCGGGAGGTAAATGCCGCGATGCTTTACGTTGCGATGAACA